TAGGCATTGTCTGTAATGGTTGCAACTACTGTAAATAAAAAAAGCAGTACTATTAAAAGTTTCATTTACAGATACAGTCGTAACCTTCGCAACACTCACACATTATTCTTCCTCTGAAACTTCTGGGGGTGCAACATAAGCACCAATAGTTCCAAATTCACCATCAACACATCTTTGATATAAATCTTTACCATGTGCTTCTACATCATTTGGATTAGCACCAAAGTCAAGATAGCCTTCGCTTTCTAAATGCTCCCATTTAGCTTCTACAGTAATAAAAGTTTGTTCTGCATTTGCCCACACTGGGTTTCTTGCGTCTATTAATTTACATGTAAAGTCTGTCATTGTTTTTTACTCCTTTCATTTTTATGAAATCCTTAGCCATACAGTAGAATATTGTCCTGCATTATTTGTATTTCTAGTTGCACCCATACATCTCCAAGTTCCAGAAGGATAATTACTGTTTGAACTTCCTGTGCCATCTGCGGCATTGAATGCTAAACCACTGCTTGCTGTATCACCAGCTTGTAAATCTTGTTTTTTTCTTAACAGAGCGTATGAACCTACAGCATTTATTGCAACACCAGCAGTAGCACTAGCAACTTGCGAAGTGCTTGGAGCAGAAGAAGGTAATGATGTTAAGGATGAACCATTGACTGAACCAAAAGTACCACCAGATATTTTATTACCTGTTAAAGTAGGAACATCACTCTCAGCTAAAGACAATCTAGCTGAAGGAACTGTACCTGAAGTTAAATTAGAAGCTGATAAAGATGTTAAATCTACATGAGCATTTACAGAACTAGCAGATATTCTAGCATCTGCAAAAGTACCAGAAGTAATTTTAGATGTGGCTAAATTAGGAATATCAGAATCTCCTAAAGATAATCTTGCACTAGCTATTGTACCTGATGTTATTTTTGTAGCTGCTAAATCTGGTATTCTATCTGCACCTAGTGTACCAGATGTAATTTTAGAAGCTGCTAAGTTAGGTATAACTGCTTCATTTAATGTTCCACTACCTGATATGATGTTTGCTAAATCTCTTGCTTTACTCATTTTATGAAATCCTCATCCATAAAGAAGTACCTAAGGCACCACTATTGTTATCAATTCTTCCAAACAGTTTCCAAGTTCCTGCTGGTTGACCACTTGTTGCACCGCCACAAGAACTCCACCTTAAATTAGAACCACCTTGTGTATCTCCTACAGCAAATAATGTATTGGCAGGTGTTCTTTGAAGTTGACCATAACTACCAAGACTATCTGGAGCAATAATCGGACCTCTTGTTAAACTTTCTCCAGAGCCTTGTACTTTTCCACCAGAAGCTACAGTTGTTCCATTTGATATGATTGCCATTATTCTATCTCCGTTAAATTAAATTTATATTTCTTGCCATTCTTGTTATTTAATAAGAACAAGTCATCAGCACCCTCTTGGAATGTCCAAGAACCTTTTGTTCCATCAACATCATTACCTTTGTCTAAGCCTTCGTTACTCATGTGAAAGTCAGAGGTATAAACGTTTCTCCATACAAGAGATGAAGAACCTAAGTCTCTACTGTTACTAACATTTGGTAATAAATGACCATTTTCATCTATGTACATTCTAACATTATTGTTAGTCATAAATTCAATAGGTTGATTTTCTCTTTGATTAAATATTGCCTTACCTGTTGAGCTATCTATTAATATATCAAATCCGTCTCCAGTTGTTGTACCTGTAGTGTTATTGGTCATGTGTAAATAAGGTTGCGTATCATCATGTAAATGAAAATGTCTTACTGGAGTTACATTTACGCCTAACTTACTTCCGTCAAAAATTAAATTAGCTTCACCCTCTAAGGTGTTAGCAGTACCACTGCCTGTAATAACCCTGTTATCAGCATTATTATTAATTGTAGTTCCTGCAGGAATAGTAACAGTAGCAAAGGTGTTATCACCTCTGAAGAATGTCGTTGCATCTTTTGTGCCAGACGCACCAATTCTTCCAATAGGTACAGTACCACTTGCTAAATCAGAAGCATCTAGGTTTGTTAAGTTAGCACCAGATATAGCTGGTAGAGTTGCTGGGAATCTTGCATCAGGAATTGTTCCGTCATTAAGATTGTTTGCATTGATTTCTGAAACTGTAAAAGATTTAAAGGCATAAACATTTAATAAGTCACCAGTAGCAGCACCACTACCTAATACAATAGATGTACCAGTAGTAGCTGTGTAATCTGAAGGATCTAATATGACACCATTCAAAACTACCTGAAGATTATCAACACTATAAGAGAGAGTAGCTGAGTTATCATCACTACCAGTAAAGGTTGTTTGACCAGAAGTAGCAGTGTATTCATATAAAATTAAAGAAGCAGTACCAGCACTTGATGCAGCAATCCAGTTACCACCATCATAAACACGCATTTCATTTGCAGTTGAATTAAAATATAAAGCACCAGATACTAAAGCATTACCATCATTATCTACTGTAGGATTAGAAGTTTTACTTCCTAAGTATTTATCATCAAAGTCATCAAATGAATTAGCAGCAGCAGCGGCAGAATTAGCGGCTGCGGTAGCTGAGTTACCAGCATTAGTTGCTGATGTTGCAGATGCAGTTGCTGATGTAGCAGAATTAGTTGCTTGTGTAGAAGCTGTAGTCGCAGAAGTAGCTGCATTGGTTGCACTTGTTGCTGCCGCTGTAGCTGATGTTGCAGCTTCAGTAGCTTTTGTAGTAGCAGTTGTAGCATGACCAGATGCAGTAGACGCTGAAGATGCAGCGTTTGTTTGACTAGTTGATGCAGCACTAGCACTATTTGCTGATGCAGTAGCACTTGTAGCTGATGCAGTAGCACTATTACTAGAATTTGTAGCTTGGGTAGAAGCTGTAGTTGCACTTGTTGCAGCGTTAGTTTCTGAAGTTTCAGCATTTGTTTTAGCTGTTTCGGCAGCTGTCTTAGCAGTTTCAGCAGCTGTTTGAGCTGTTTCGGCTGCTGTTTGTGCTGTCTGTGCGTCTGTTTCAGATGATGCAGCAGCAGTTGCACTAGTAGCAGAAGCAGTTGCAGATGTTGCGGCAGCAGTAGCTGACGTAGCAGCAGCAGTTGCTGAAGTCGTTGCTGATGCAGCATCTACTATTAAAGCCCATTTTGCAGAATCTGTATTAGTTGTTAATGGTTGTGATCCTGATGATGTATGTGCAGTTATACATATAAAAATATTGTTTGTTGATGTGTCTTTAACTAAATCTCTTTCTACATATGATGTACTAGCAGACCAATCACCTTTAAATGTACCTAGTTCTTGTGCAAATTGAATAGCAGTAGCATCACCATTTACTGATAAAACTTTGTTAGCTACTAACTCAGGAAAAGTTAGGTTAAATGCAGTTGATGTAGATATTTTAGCTTGTGGAGAAAATTTATTATCTCTTTCATTTTGCTGAATCATAGCAATAATTTTGTCTAGTTCAGTATTAAGTGTTTCTATAGGGAATGTACCAGATACAGGAAAATCAGAAGTTCTAGATACAGCTAAGTTTCTAGATATAGTATATTTATCATTAACAGTAGCTCCACCACCTAATGTAATAGATCCACCACCTGATACACCAGCACCAGTAACAGAATATTGTGCAGCACTAGAAGGACTAGATGCAAGTGTTAGTGTAGTATCTACACCACCAGATACAGTTGTTCTAATAACTGTAAGATCACCATCAGCAAAAAACTCAAATGGTACAGTAAATGCAGTCTGTCCAGCAGTAGCTGTATACTGTATTCTAGGTGATGTGTCTGATATAGCTAATGCCATTGTTTACTAATATAGTCCTTTCTCTAGTTTATCAAATAAAAAATCTGCGTACCATACATTGTTATAAGGTATTGCTCTTCTAATTCTTCTAGCAGTATGATGTGTATGTCTGCCTCTACCCCAGTCATATATAATTTCCATTATATTTCCAATACTAGATCCTGTAGGTGTAACAGAACCCATCTTTCTTTTTAATGATGTACCATAAGGTCTTTTTAATCCTAGTAGTGAAGGTCTTACACCTATTTTATTGTCAGATAAAGCCATAACTATTCTATCTATATCTGTAAATATACCACCTATACCACCTCTTTCTGCACCATCTAGTACTTTCTCTGCAAGTGTTTTGTTATCATAAGGTGCATTAGTTTGACCAGATCTAACTGCATCTATCATCATTCCAAGTAAAGTTAATGATGCTAATGATTGTAAAAACCTACCATCTTGAGCTTGTAATCCTCTTAATACAACTCTTCTAGTATAAGACATACCAAACTTTTTATACTGAAAGATTAACGATCCAGCTAAAGTATTAGCTAATAATGGTGCATCTCCTAAAGATGGAGTTACTATAGTATTATCTACATCTTGATATAAAGCTGCCCTAAACTTTAAAGCTGCATCTAATTCATCACCATTTTTTATCCATAAATCAGAATTAGCAAACTTTAGTAAATCTTTATCTGCTTCTAGTAAACCATTTTTAGTACCTGGACCATGACCATATTTTTTATATGCTTCATATATATCTTTAATAGATTTAATTTCAGATTTTAATTGTGAACCTAAACCTAAACTTGCTAAGTATTGT